GTCTCTATCGACCCCCCATAATTCACGGATCTCACTTGGAGATAGTTTCAGTAGGCCACGAATCCGATCTTGACGGTGATGAACCTCGATATGGCAGCTTTCGCAAAGTGAGATTAGGTCAAAGTCATTTTCCTGCCCCAGCCTATCGTAAACAATGTGATGAACGCATTGAGCCGGAGATTCACATGCTTGGCACTGATGGTCGTCTCTACTAAGTATGCGTAAACGAGTTCGTTTCCATTCATCTGAATTGTAATAACAATTGAAGGTTGTATTAACAGTCACTTGACCATCACGAATCTTGTTTCCCAAAGATAACCAATATTGTTCACGTGCTTCCCTGTGCACGTTTGATATAGCAAGAGACCAATTGCCGTGAATAGAACGCACATTTTCTTCAGTCATCGGGTTGAATGGAGGTAGATCTTCCGACCCTTCCAGAGAGGACTTACTTACACATCGGATATGCTTTCCACAGATATCACATTGTTCAACGAATGCTGTAGAGCCGTTTCGGTAGGTCCTTTTGGTTAGAGTGAACGTATCATGATGACACGTTTCGGGTGAAACAGGTTCTGGGTTCTTTTCTAAGAATGCGGCAATAGCGTCATCTGGAGAATATGTGTCTCCCCCAGTCATTATAGCTTGGTAGTAGGCTTCCTCCTTAGCTTTCATCCAAGTAGATAGATCGACTTCCGCATCTACATATAGCCTTTGATTGAATAGAGTGAGTGATTCGGGGTTCGGTACATCCGACTTCTTATGGGATTCAATAGGCCGTCCACATTCCAGACACTGAGTTACGATATGTTGACTCCCCCCTCGAAAAATGCGCCGACATACAGCGGTCGTCAGATGTTTGCAGTCTTCCGGCGATTTGGGTCTCGGGTACTTCTCTTCAAACTCCTTCACGGCCTTTTCAGCCGGACTCAAGAATACATCGTAGTTGCGTGGATCTATTCGGGTGTCGTTGTATAGAGATTTCCGTTTAATTGCATTTGAATTGAACCGATCAAGGATATCAGCAGTAAGTCGATTCTCATCTTTTAAGCTCTTGATCAGTGAGGATAACTCTTCTTGCTCAAGGTCAAGTTGACGCTTCTTCTTAATAAAGAACTCTAAAGGACTATCTGTTGGGTAGGCCACAACTCTTCCATCCATTGAAATGACAGCCACTAAAGTAACATAAGTAATAAGTGGTTTGATCATGGGGCGCTACCGCCCCCATACCCCCGGTAAGCGCTCAAACGCCGCGGGGCTGGTCAATCAGGAAGGTGGTATCTGAAACTACGATTTCGCATGCGAAACTGGGTCATGAGCCGAGTGAGAAACTTCGGTTTCGCATGCGAAACTGAACTATGAGTAGTTCATCTGTACGTGAGGTTTGTCGCTACGCTCCGCACTCTCACGTATCAGATGAACCAGCCAGCATTTCTTCAATGAATCCCTGTGAGTCCTCACGCTTGCATAAGACCACACCGTTATAGTCTGGGCCTGACACCTTCACCATGCACTCGTTGACTGGATCGACCGTGTATTCGAGAGTCAGTAAGTTTGCCGAAGTCAGGTGTGTGAAGTTACCGCCTTGGTTTACGGTGAAGCGATACTGGATCTTTGGGAATCGACCATTGTTGTATGAGATATAGATCTCATCAGCCTCAGAAAGGAATTTGAAAGGCTGCTTCTTTGTATGGCTAACAATAGGTATTGATGGGGGTTCGCCGATGGGACTAGCCACGTGAACGGGGTTATCCGTTGTCTCAACAGTTGTTGAGTCGTAGTTGTATGCTTTCAGTGTCTTGGGGATGAAATAAGCTGCGAAGCACAGTGCTAAGACACCAGCGGCGATACCAAGACGAAAATTTAGCCCTTTGATAACATTAAAGCGTCCATCAATTCTGTTTTCATTACCGGCTGACCCCGTCATGCTCTTGGTATGGCTCTTGTAGAGCGCGTATACCTCTTTCTTAAACCTTCCCTGTATCTCGCTGACACGCTTAGAAATCGGGGGCGAAGCGCCTGTGACGGCACCGTAGTACACATCAACCCTGTAATGGTTTTTCAACCCTACGTTTGTAAGTTTTGTGACCCTGAAAGTCGTTTCGATCAGTGATCGTGCGAAGTTGGCGATCTGACTTAGATCCTGGGTAACAAATACGATCTCAGTAGCGAGACCATTTTCACCAACCATATGGCGATGCTCTGCCAAGAAAGACTTGTCCTGTTCTCTGACATTTCTCGCGTTTGTTCCTGCTGGCCATAACTGCCATATCTCATCTATCACTATCAATGAGCCTGAAACAAAGACTTCAGACCACCAAGCAGAGTCATCAATGATGTCCTTGATGTCGAACTGGGTGACGGCCATCCCGTATCTGGATAAGCAGATTTCTTCATTCATCGGAATGTTAGTGAATACCTGGCGCTTTTGTTTCAATGCAGGAGCTATGACATTTTCAACAACGCCATATGACTTTCCGTGTCCAGGGAGCCCAGTATAGGCTGTGATGGTCATTGATTATCCTATGATTGGTATGCGCTTAAGAATGAATCTGGCTGTGTAAGCTGAGACAATAATTCCGAGACCTGCATCAACTTGAAAAACTGAAATAGCCCAGCTGACTGATGGGGGCAGAGAGTAGAGCCCAACGTCTGCCATGAAATCAGGGGTGGGGATGGATTCAAACACACCAGCGACGGCAGACAGGAATGAATCTAGTATCCAGACGCCAAATGCTTGAAATTCGTCCCTGAGCCATTCAAGGGCGCATGAGGGGTCGTACCAGCTACAGGTGTTCTGTTGTATTTCATCCATGATCAGGCACTCGCAAAGACTCTAAAACTAGCCCATATGTAGATGATGATCATTAGGCCACCTATGTAACCTTCGACGATCTCCATCAGCTCGCAATGGACAGACGTGGAAGCTACTACCCCGACGATCGTATCCCTGAGATCAATGGAGAACGTGGGGCATTGGGCATTGCTGGTATCTACCAGATCAGCCATGCCTGAAAAAGAGGAGACTAATTCTGAGTTTTCAATTCTCGATTTGAAGGAGGTTACCGCCTCGTCGATTGTTGATGCTCCCCCGGTGCTACTGTGTGCGGGGAAGTCGTCTATGTCGGTATTGAGACAGCTGTAATAGTCGGCGCTCCGAGGATTGCACTCGCCAGAGTTAAGAGATTCATTAATGGAGTCTAGATTGTCATCAATAGAGACTAAAGCGGTGGTGATACCGTTTCCTTGGCTATTGATAGCAGATTCAATATTAGAAGTGTTGTCGTGAAGTGCACCCTGGAGACTATTGAGGCTTTCAACAATTTCGGAATTACTGGTAGTAACAGCATTCTCTAAACTTGAGGTATCTAGGCTTATATCAGATTCAGAAGTAGCTAGGTTGTCCAACGCCGATTCGAGATTACTGGTGTTCTGTATGCTTTGCTCTGTGTTGTCACGAACAGCTTGTTCGACAGAACCGAAGTCATCCGCTAATTTATTATCAATCAAGCTTGCTAAGCGGTCTATATCAAGATCTGAATCCGTTGGCTCTTCACCTGGTTCTATCTGGTTGCATGTGAAAGTGAAGTTCTGTGGATCTTGGTACTCGTATATCTCTTCATAGCTATCTGGGCATCCTCCTGTGACACCTACGATAAAGTCATAACAATCTGAATATCCGTTACACTGAGCCGAGGCAGGACAAAGTTCATCTGCATTGATGAAGGAACCGTCACCACATTGCTGAAGGGGACTCCGATCGCAATGGTCTTCATAACCTCGAATATCTGAAGGAAATCCGTCGTCACATATTTCAGGTGTTTGCCCGTAACCCTCCTGACAACTGGTAACCTGAATAGAAGTAGCATCGCACTCTGCAAGAACTATTGTGGTCGTGACAATAGAGACCGAACCGCTGGAGAATTTCTTTTTATATTTTACCCAATTGCCCGCAAACTCTGAGTCAAACACCATGTTGTCGCAATCCTGAGTTTTGTCACAAAGGATCTGTGCAGCATCTTCAGCAGTAGGTCCATAAAATTCGGGATCTGTGTAATAACCCTGTGTATACCAAAAAAAACCATATTCGCCGTACCTAGCAAGATCAGTTATGGAATGTGAGTTAGTCGAAACCAAATTTAGCACTAGAAGAATTAAGATCCTTTTCATAATGTATCACCACTGGGAAAAGCAGGCATAGGATGTCGCGAATCCAGCGACGAAGAAGGTCCAGTAATAGAGGTCAAGCATCAGTCCTACCTTGACTAAAAAAGGGGCCGAAGCCCCTCCGTGTGTTACGCGCCGCGAACCATTGAGAGCAGCATCTTGGCGCCTTTCACTGCTACAAGCACAACGACGACAGCAGCAGCGACAGCTGCAATACCAGTGATAACGGTTCCGTAGTCCACAGCAGCGGTGATGGTTGAAATTGCAGTTGCATCCATAGTGATTACCTCACGAGTTTTAAGATTTGAGTTACGCCCCAGGCTGCTGCCCAGGGAGTGATAAACAGGGCGAACCCTGCGCCGAACATAGCCGTAGCAACCTCTGGGTTGATCTGGCTGACGTCAAACGGGACGGTTGCGATTTGTGTTAACCATCCCGTGGGACACACTGGAGAGCCGTCGCTATTCACGCTGACAGCATCTCCACATACGACCACCACGCTCACTAGCTGACCTTCTGAACGCTTTTCTGAGCGGGAAGTAACTTCAATTCAAATGGATTGAGTTCGAGGTTCTTAAAGCGGCCTACTTGAAAGGTGCTTAAATCCAGTGTGTAGTCGCCAATAGGTTTGGCATCTACTGGGTCACGAAGAGGAACTTCGATTTGTTGAGGGAATGCTCCGCCAAGGTGGGCATACGCTTCTTGGAAATAGCGCACACCATTTTTTGTTTGGCGTTGCTGTACCTGGTGGTGCCCGTCGATGATTGAAATTTTAAGCATAACGTTCTCCGTTAATTAGCTGACTAATGAAAGTTTGGGGCGGTTCAAGCCGGATGCCGGTTCTTGATAGGTTGCAGGGTGCTGCTTTTCGTAATCCATTTTTATCAATTGAATGACCGGGACTACATTTGACTTGATCTTGTGAAGGTTCTGTAAGTTAGCCAAGGGAATGCCAGCTTCCTTCAGGTGACCGATCTGCCGATAGAAAGTACTGCTGGGGGTGGTTGCATGTATTTCGTCGTACCCCTCACTGGCGATTGACCGATAGAACCGGAACGCTCTTAAGGCTACGGAATGATTCATCGAGCCGTTATTTCTTGGCTTAGAGTGCGTGGCTTTCAATCGCCCTAGTACGTGATCGTCTGAATAGTCCATGACCTGCCCACCTTCGAATGTTTTGAACACGTCTTTAAAGGCTTCCTCATGAAGCTGCTTCCACAGTGACTTTCCGTGCTCTTCTTGAAATTGATTGGCGTATTTACCGAGCTGAACGAGACCTGAGGGAATGGCACGTTCTGTTAGCCAGCGCTTTCTTATCGTTGCTTCAAATCGAATGAGTCCGCGTGTGTAATCGACGAGGTCTTCTGATGAGTTAATGGCAATGGCCTCATCGTATTCACGATCTGCGTTTTTCTTCTTCAGCTCAGAAATGTAATTTTTTAATTCGTAATGCTTGAGATAGACCTTCAGGCGCTTATGCCGTGAATCCCGCTTTCCGAAGTAGACTGTCGTTGGGTATTGCTCTCGGGATTTTGTTTGACCCGAGCGAAGGGAGGCACAGTATTTAATAAACTGATCTGCGATCTGCTGAGATTCCGCTTTCACGGAATAGGTGACGTCGAGGCTGGATATATGAGATGCAGCGACATCAAGCATGCTATTAAGGCTTGGGAAAGAGATGGCGAGTAAGCCAAGCATTTCAGCAACACATTTCTTGTAGTCTTCAGTACCATATACGTTGTGACCCAGCAGCAGTTTTGCCGGACTGGCCTTTATTTCCACATATGGCCAAGCGTTCATTGGGCGGGTGAATGACTTAACCGCCATGCCGGATGCCCACGACGGGATTGATTCATAGGGGTGATACAGATCTTCTACTATGATCCTGCCATCGCTGGAGCGGTTTACCGTGCGGCCTGCTACGGTGGCTTCCGTGTTGAGGAGATGGGCAACATCCATAATGCCGGTGTCATCGTTATTGCCGTTAACGACGTACTGGTCGGCGAATGGGATATGGATGACGAGGCGGTCAATCATGCGATATTCCCAATATGGGACAAGAGTCCACTATTAAAGTGTGTGGACGCGCCGCTAGCGCGGCGCACTCTCATCATGACGGACGCATTAAAGGTCATAGTCTGCCTCCAGTGCTTCTTTGGTAATCAGTGCAACATTGACCAGGCGATGACGTCCGATTCGGACGGTTGGCAAATGACCTCGGTTGATCATTCCGCGAATGGTTTCCTCGGTAAGGCCTGTCAGTTGGGAGAACATCTTCTTAGTGACAACTGGCCCAGCATTTACAGATGCCGCCGAGTTGATAATTGAATTCGCTTCTTCCATGGACGCCTCTTAGTTGCACTTTCTTGCACGTTGCGACACTATAATGCACATAAAAACCCTTACAGGGGTACAAATGTACTCTTTGTGGGGTAAATCTAAGAAGGATAAGCGGAAATGTCAATGGTTTTCTCTGAAAAAATTGAATTGCTACGGAAGGCTATAGGTTTGCCTCAGACCGAATTTGCAGTTGAGATAGGTGTGTCAATTAACACCTACAAAGGAATTGTTAAGCGTGGGAGTTCACCTCGCTTCGAGCTTGTCGAGCAAATCAGTCAGCGCTGGCCGTGCTATGCGCTTTGGTTGATGACTGATGAAGATGCTCCACTGGCGGGGCAGTATCTTCCGGAGTCAGACCCAAAAGGTGTCGCAGCTATGCGAGCTGCATATCAAGTCGTTGATGTCGTAGGGCGTGATTTGGACGAAGCGGTAGTGAGACCCGAAGCAATTGAACGTGTTGCGTTTCTTCATACGTGCGATGTTCCTTATTCGGCACGCTCAGAAAGGCTATTGACCACAACTGCGTATCATCGAGGAAAGTTTGCGAGTTCGGCACCGAAAGGGGATTCGAATTTTGGTACTGGGATGATGCTCGTACTGCGAGGCTCTTCCGGGGCAGGGTTCAAGAGGGTTGTATTGGTTGAAAGTGGAAATTTCGACTTGAGAGAGATCGCAGAGAAGGGAGGAGTCTTTGGTCTGCTTGGTGATTTTCAGCGTTGGTTTGCAACCAAGGGAATAAGACAGTTCGATATCTACGGGGTACACCCCAAGACTCTTTGGGCTGCATGCACTGAAATGGATGAGTTGAGAACCAGCGATTTGTATGAAGCACCTCAGGATATTCAGGAGTCATTCAATACCTGGTGTGCAAGCTTCTGATATGACGATCAAGAAGGATGGTGATAAATGGCTCGTTGACCTATACCCGGAGGGAAGAGGGGGGAAGCGAGTTCGTAAGAAGTTTGATACCAGAGCGGAGGCCGCCCGGTTTGAAAAGTTCGTGCTCAGTTCCGTGCACCAGGGTAAGGACTGGAATACCAGTAAGCGAGATTCTCGACATCTGAATGAGCTGATCGATATCTGGTATAAGGCGAAGGGCGGTTATCTCAAAGATGGTGCACGCCGCCGGAAGTGCCTGATGGATATTGCGGAGTGGCTGGGAAACCCGAAAGGGATTGATCTGAAAGCAACAGATTTCACAGCCTATCTGAGTTATAAAACTGAATACGGTATCTCTGAAAAGACGATCAACAATCATCTAGGTTACTTGAATGCCGTATATAATTACCTTGAGAGTATTGGTGAGATTTCATACCCGAATCCGCTGGCAAAGATAAAACCGATCAAGATTGATGAAAAAGAGTTGTCATGGCTAACCATTGATCAAATTAAGCATCTTCTAAAAACAATAGAGGATTTTAGTAAGAATCCTCACGTACTGCTTCTAACTAAGATTTGTTTGGCGACAGGGGCTCGATGGAGTGAGGTTGAAGGTCTTAAGCTACGTAATGTGCGTGACGGAAAAGTAAGCTTTCATGGAACTAAAAGTGGTAAGTCTAGAAGTGTTCCTGTATCGGATGAGCTATTTCAGCAGATTGAAAAGCATCTTAAGGAGTGGCAAGAGTTCAGTTTTTCATTAAGTGCGTTTCGTAGGGCTTTAGATCAATCTGGTATTGAACTACCAAAAGGGCAGGCGGCGCATGTATTGCGTCATACCTTTGCGAGTCATTTTATGATGAATGGGGGAAATATTTTAATATTACAAAAAATATTGGGGCATTCATCAGTTATGGTGACAATGAGATATTCGCATCTTGCTCCTGAGCATTTTAATGATGCAATAAAACTCAATCCAATGAATGCCAATTTCTAGCTAAATTAACCGTAATTTTGGTTGAGGTTTTTTTGTTATTTTTATAGGTTGGTCATTATTTTCAGCTGAGGTAAATAAAAATAGCAAGTTGGTAGTTTCCTCCAATGGAAAGCCTAAATTGTCAGAAACAGATCTTAGAGATTCTGAAAACTTAGTTTCTAATTCTGAAATTATGACAGGTATTAATCCGGATCTTTCATGCTGTATACCATTAATTTCTTTGGTTCTTAATCCCAGTTTGCTCGCCTCAATGATCAAATTTCTATAATGCCATTCAGATAATACATTCGTGTTCTTACTTTGAACGATAAGACTCATCGCTGAAACTTTCCAATTTTTTTTCAGGAGTATAATGTCATCAATTGAATATATTTTATTTTTAAATTGATACAAAGTTTCTGGCGGCATTAAAAAATTTGCAGCAAATGAGTCTGCTTCACTTTCTGCGTCC